TTTCCGAATTTGGAATGCCGCACATATAGCAACGCTGATTTCGGATCGTATCGAACTGCTCTTCTGTTAGATCAAAATCCAACTCTCGAAGTTTTGCAGAGTGTTTGTATTGAGCAAACTTGATCTTACGGGTTGTATAGGAAGCATTCCATTTAGAAACTACCTCGTCTGAGATGGGAATGCCCTCCGTTTGATAAACAGCAATTGCGCTAACCTTATCATAAAACTCGGCAGGATGCTGAATTCTCTTCATAAGATTACATAATGTGCAACATGCACAAACATTCGTTGATACATAACCTTTTGCGCTATCAATACGATCAACGCCATTGTACGAATCCATCGAGAACTGTCCGCAGTATGCGCAGGCTCGAATTGCGATATTTGTAAATTGATTGAAATCAATCGTTAATACGTGATCGCGTTTGATCGCGCCATTTTTGAAATCAGACCACATTGCCTTGAGAGCACGCCCTTCAATAAGACTGCGCACAGATGTAATTTTCGGTGTGCAATCGTCACAGAAGTAGTTGTTTGTTTTAATGGTATCATTGCAAGCCAAACAAAGGGCCGCAGTAATCCTTAATTTCTCAATTTCATGTGCGATTGTACTTTTTTTCGCGCCGATACATGATGCGCAGCGCTTTTCTCCCTCTTTCAGAATAGAGAAACACCCGCGATCGATGTTACAGTACGTTGCTTCTCCAGCAAGTTCCTTCTCTCGATACACATCGCGGATGTGCCTACCACAGAAACGATGATCGGTTTCAACTTTATTTCTACATCCATCATGCTCGCATGATTTCTCTTTGCGTTGTAATGCTGTACGACACGTCGCACATGCTCGCAAGTCGCGAGCAAGATCCTCTTTGCTAACATAATTACGGCAACCTCGTGCGAAATGTCGGCATACAACTTCGCCCTTTTCAGAAGCTTCGCGGATAAAGATTTGAGATTGATGTTTCACACAAAATCCATTCTCAACAGCAGGCTTATCACACTTCTTGCGTGTTGCGAATACAATACCAGTGCAAATCTCGGATGTCGCCATTTTATATCTACGTGTTTACGCAATGCGTTTAAATGTTCAATTTTTATCACCATCTTTGCACTAATGTAGAGCAAAGATTGAGAAAACACTGGAATTTTGGATGTACTGCGCACAATGTACACAAAACGTCTTTAATTCGAGTAGGCAAGTCCCCCCATTCCACTCATCACACGGAAAATATTGTAATTGATTGCGTACACACGAACCTGCGCAGACATATCAGCACCAACAGTGTTGTTGGACAGAGTCAGGATCAGGGTGGCGTTGTCGATACGAGAGAAGTTGCAAGTACCGCTGGGCTGGTGCTCCTCAGGCTTCAGGGCGAAGGAGTACACGTTGATACCGACAGCAGGGACGTTGGTGTGGTGCTGGTAAGGCTGCACCAAGTTGAAGTACTTGCCCTCGCGCTCAGAGAAGCGATCGTGGCCGTTCAGCTGGACCTTGGCGGTCACAACGGGGTTCTTGCCGGCCAGGCCCTCCACGCGGGAGACGGAGTAGCCAGACTCCAGAACGGCGCGGTCGAACCAGTCGGAGTAGTTGAAGGGCTGCTGGCCCTTCCAGGGGTCAATGACGCTGCCGCTGCAGGACACGAAGCTGTCGCGCTGGACAACCCACACAAGCTCCTTGCAAGGGTGGTTGAAGTTCAGCTTGATCTTGTTCGCGCTGGAGGTGACGGACTCACCACCAGTGAACTGCAGCTGCTCGATCAGGTACTCGTGAGAGACCTGGGCGAAGCGGCGGCGCTCATCAGTGTCCAGGTAGATGTAGTCAACATACAGGGACGCAGAGACCAGGCCGGCAGAGGCGACGCGGTCGCGGATGGCGGCGGAAGAGGCCCAGCACAGGTTGTTCAGGCTGTTGAACTCCAGCCAGATCTTGACCTCGTGGTACTGCAGGGCGATCAGGGGCAGAGCCAGACCAGGGTTGCGGCAGAACCAGAACTGCAGGGGGATGTACAGGGTGTACTCAGGGGCGCACTTGCGGATCTCAGAGGCGGCGTTGGGCTCACCAGAGGCGCAGTCAGCATCGCAGTCCTCACCGCCCTGGACGAGCAGGTTGACCAGCTCAGGGACGTTGCCGACCATCTCGGCGTAACCGGCCTGCTTACCAGGCTCCTGGGTGAGCTCATTCCAGATGTGGAGCCAGTCACCGTAGTGCTTGTCGATCTGCTGACCGCCGACCTCGATGTAGACGTTGTTGATCAGGTTGTGGCCAACCCAGTTGAGCCAGCGGAACTGGGCACCAGACAGGTCAGAGTCCTGAAGCAGAACCTTGGGCAGGGTGGCCTGCAGGTAGACGCGGTGGATCAGATCACCGTTGCGGCTGATCGTGCACTGCACCTTCTTGCCGAAGTTGGCAGAGCCGTTGAAGGTCTGCTCAATGGACTCCATGGCGAAGTTAGTGTGGCGGCGGTAGAGCACCTTAAAGACAAGGTATACCCTCCCTTTCGGGATATTTCGGAGCATCTCACAATCTTCATTGTGAAAACTTTGCCTATCCGGCTGGATTAGGCCCGTCGCTCTCCAGGGTTTGGACTATAACTTAAGCAAGGGAACCTACGGTGTCGCTTTGCGACGCTTCGCCTATTGGCGAAACCCCTCTAACCCCTCCCTAAGGAGAAATTAAAAAGAGAACCTATGCCCTTACCCACAACCATTTAGTCTCTGAACTGCATTCATAGAAACATAGGCCCACCTTCAACCTAAACCACAAAGGGAGGGGTCAAAGGGGAACCGTAGGTTCCCTTAGAACTTGGCTGCGGATTGCCCATTTCGGTCTGTGCGACCTCATCACTCAACTTTTTACCATACCTGAGTTCTTTCTCAGCCATCTGAATCTTTCGACTCACACTTGGTATTGAGTGCTTTAGGGTGTTCCCGCAATTTGATCATGTTGCCGTCGAATGACGACTAGCAGCTGTGGCGGCCATATAGACCTGTAGGAACCACTAACGGATTTATCGGGTACTTATTCCTGTTTGTGCCCGCCGACTGCTTTTCAACCCCCTTTAATATGTCGAGGTGATCTGAGGATTACCAGTCAGGTAGATATCCTGCGCACCGTAAGCAACAAGCTGCATCAAGCCACCAGATCCCATGTTTTATATCCTGCACAGAGAAAAAAATTTTAGCTGACTCCGGGAATTCCCGCACCAAAAAATTTAATATTTGCGATCTAAACACATACGTTTTTTCCAACAGTATCGAGTTCACGATGTCGAATGCTGTAACTTCGCTTGATTTCCTACTTCAAGCGTCATCTGGCGAGGAGGTAAATCCTACCGGGAAAGCTGTTAAGCAAGCCGAATCCGCAAAAACGCTCGAATCCTACCACACAACACAAATTTCAAAATTGCGCGAAGAAAAAGAGCACATTGACGTCTACAAACGGGAACTTCAGACAAAAAAGGACCGACTCGAAACGGTCGAAAAGGAATTCTTGAGCCCCGTATTTGTGAAACATACGAGCGATCTGGTCGTCCTTACAAGTCGGCATAAGCTCGAAAAAGAGATTCGTGAACTCGAAGAGAAGATTCACCGGCTGGAATCGGGCGAAGAGGAGACGGACTACTTCTTGCGCGTAGGAGATATTCTGTTTTCCTACACGGATGCGCAAGATCGCATTGCAACGGGTGAGCGGCCGATGGAAACGGCCAAAAAGGGCAGAATCCCCGCAAACAGCGTGTACTCCTATTTTTCGAATCATTGTGAGGATGATGCTGCATTTCCTACATCTTCTTCCCATGATTCCTCTTGCTCTTCTGGCGCCGTGGTCCGCGCCCGTGCGCCAGTCGCCACCACAACCCGCGCCGCAACCGCCGCGGGAGGTGCAGGTGCAGCGGCCCGCGATGCGAAACCTACAAAAGCCTCAGACATCCGCAGCGACATTGGTTTCAAGCGCGATAAAGCACTCGAGCACTATCTCTCTGCACTCAATCCTGATTCGATCCAACACGAAAGCAGCGTTGCATCGAGTATCGCCGAGGATTTTGGTAACTGTCCCTATTGCGATTCGGAAATGTTCTTCAACGAGACATTTCTGGATTGCCCTGGGTGCGGATATCGCGATTGCATACTGGTCGATTCCGAGAAGCCCTCTTACAAGGATCCTCCGCGTGAAATGTCGTACTACGCCTACAAAAAGATCAATCACTTGAATGAGTGGTTGGCGCAGTTCCAGGCCAAGGAGACGACCGAGATTTCCCCACAGATTCTCGACTTGATTCGCGCCGAGTTGCGGAAGGAGCGGATTACAGACATGAGCAAGCTAAAACCCTCCAAACTCAAGGAGGTCGTGAAGAAGTTGAAGCTGAACCGCTGCAACGATCATATTGCGCATATTCTTAATCGTCTGAACGGTATTTCGGCACCGGTGCTATCCCGCGAAGTGGAGGAGAAGCTGCGTTTCATGTTCCGCGAAATCCAGTTCAGCTTCGTCAAGCACTGTCCCAAGAAACGCAGCAATTTCCTGTCGTACTCGTTCGTCCTCTACAAGTTCTGCGAGCTCCTGGAACTCGACGACTATTTGCCGTGTTTCCCGCTGCTCAAGAGTCGCGAGAAGCTCTATATGCAGGACAAAATATGGCAAAAAATCTGCGAGGACATGGGGTGGCAATTCATACGTACTGTCTAATCAGGATATGGTCCACCGCGATGGGATAATTATACCGTAACTGTACATATTTGTACCAGTCATTTATTTCTTGAAGCGTGAGATTCCAGAAATAAAGATGCATGATTGCATTCAACTCGCGCCGATCCTCGTCGCGTGCAAATGCGCCGGCGCGACGCAGCAAAATCCAAATGTAGGGAGCGTAGGAATACATGAAGGTGTGGAGGGCATCCGCAAGTTTCCAGTGGCGGTAACGGCACCACAGAATAATCAGTGTTAGAAGCGCAAGACCGCCCACGGGGGCCAATATACCGACCGCAATTGTCCGCTCCCGTATATCTGGAAGAAGATTCAGCGTTAGACAGAGTGCGGCCAACACCATAATCATGAGCGCCCATGCAACTCCAACCGTATTCACCCATATTTTTGAATTGCAGAATTTGTAGTTTGCGTGGTATTGTTTTATGGTATACCATGGCGGCCGTCGAAGTTCTGGTTCATATCGATCGGCGAGTGCGGCCAGTCGTTCGTACCAGTCGGACTCCTCACGGCGTCGTAGTGGTTGCTCGGCCATTTTTGCTGTTGCGTACATACGTAGTTGTGCGGACACGGCCGTCACTTTTTGATTGGGTTGCGGGGCCGCTCCACTCTATCCACCTAACCAGAAAATTGAGCACTTCGCCGTACCCATCCTGCATTTCATACAATTCATTCCTTCTCCGCCCCCGCCATGAAATGCTCGCTTTGCAAAGCAGACGGACATAACAAGCGCGCGTGCACTGCGACCAGTGCTGCGACCAGTGCTGCGACCCCGATCCCAGAAATGGATGCTGCAGCACGCGTGTTGCGACTCAAAGAACATCTGGCGCTCGCAACAATCAATCACGAAAAGCAACTCATGAAACTCCCTACGCTGAAGGACGCCCACGTCTATTGCGTAATTCACAGCATCGCCGCGCAACAGTACGGGCCGCTACTGGAACGGTACATTCAGGCCAAATTCGCGTATGTTAAAAACAAGGCGAAAGATTGCCTGGGTGATTGTGCAAAGGACGGGAAAAACTGCGAAATCAAAGTTTCGCTCGGAGGTGCAACGCACTCGCGATTCAATTTCGTACAGATTCGTCCGTCCCACGACTGCGACGCATATCTTCTAACAGCGTATCACTTATCGCCCGAAAATGCGGAATCAGAGGGCGAATTGTTTGTATTCAGAGTTCCCAAAGCAGACATGATTTCCTTGGTTGTCGCGTTCGGCGGATATGCGCATGGAACGGTGAAGGAGCATGGACCCGTGACTATTGAAACTGTGTCTGACGAAAAAAGTACGAGAGAGTATGCCCTTCGGCCAGCCATTGCCGACCGCTGTTGGGCTGCATTGTTACCCTTTCGTATTTCGGAATCGGAACTCTGAGCGCGTGCGCCCGCGGGCGCGTTAATCATACGCCTCGCTATACAAACGGACGACTTCGCCACGACCAATCGAATTCTGTCTGGCTGTATCGCGACTCACTGAATAATCGAGCGCGGCGAATCGTTCCATAAGCAGCCCTACGTCAATCTTTGCGCGGATCCAGTGCCAACTTTTTGGCCGAAGTGTCGTGAGTCCCGTTGCGACAATCTCGCCGCATTTCCCACCATAGGCGCGAATCGCAAAGTCGGCGCCCACGGGCGGTGTGGGTTGACCTCGTTCGTCTTTAGGCCCGAAGCTAAGAAATTCCCAGTCGCGGTGAGTGGTGGCCAATTCCACAGCCACGCGGGGGTCCGTACGTTTTTCCCAAATCTGAAAACAGCATTTGGCCATCATGGGTGGCTGGAACGAACAGGGTTCCATGGGGATATCCTCATCGTGGACTAAATGAAAGTGGGGATTCAAGCGGTTATGTACGCTCACGCGCCGAAATGTGCGCGGTACGATGAATGCGATCACGTCTGTCC